GAAACTCTCCCACTTCGATAAGTATCCGAATAGGATGCCCGAGGTGATCCGCGTTTTGTTAGCGCGGGCGAGAGGCAGGATATCCAGGGTCCTTGGTGTTCTAACCGAGGCAAAGCTTGCGAAGATTATCTCGCTGGCCCGTCCTGGAAGTGGTGTAAGCATAGGCACTCGAAACAGGTTCCGAGTCAGTTTGCCCTTTAAGTTGGGCGATACTGATCTTGCAGTCACTCAGCGCGCGTTACCTTATGCGCGTATGATGGTTGAGGGGTCTCCTGCTTGGTTTCGGCTTCATGCCGAGGTTGATTGGGAGGCTCGGACTTATACCGTGCCTTATGTCACAGCTGAAAGTAACAGAATTACGTACGTCCCTAAGGACGCACGTACCCTGCGCACCATAGCCATCGAACCGAGTCTCAATGTGTGTCTGCAGTTGGGGGTTCACTCCTACCTCGCAGATAAACTAGAGATACTCGGAAACTCCATCACGGACCAATCTCGTAATCAGCAATACGCGAGAGAGGCGAGTGTGAAGAGTTTTGGAAGCAGTTATGCGACCATCGACTTGTCTCAGGCTAGTGATTCAGTCTCCATTGAATTGGTTAGACTGTTACTGCCAAGCGACTGGTTTTCCTTCCTTGACGACCTCCGATGTGAATCGGGGGAGGTTGAGGGCGCTGTTAGAACTTATCACAAGTTTAGCAGCATGGGAAATGGTTTTACTTTCGCCCTGGAAACCCTGATATTCTGGGCTCTAGGAGAGGCATGTAACAGCCTGACAGGCGGTGGGGTAAACTCCACCTACGGGGATGATATTATTATCTCCGACTGTTCGGCTGCTTTGCTTCTGGAACTACTTCGGTTCTGTGGCTTTGTTGTCAATGACGACAAAAGCTTCGTGATCGGAGACTTCCGTGAGAGTTGCGGTGCCGATTGGCACTACGGGTATCGCGTCACTCCTCAATACCTACGGACGGCCGTTCTTAGGCCTACCGATGTGTACTCTTTACTTAACCGGGGCGATCCAGTTTTCAATTGGTCCGCTGTCCGGCAGTACCTTCTTGCAGAACATCGCAAGGTGGAACCCGTTTTGTACGGGTTAGAGAATGAGGATACTTCTGCCTGTTTGTTTGCTCCTTTCCCTTATGTAAAGGGTGGGGGTGGTTTAAGGTGGGAGCCCGAGTGGCAGAGCTGGACCTATAGGGGGTGGGTTTTCAAACCCGAATCCGAAAAGGTTCCAGTTATGTCCGCTCTCGCAGCTTCTCTTTTTGGAGCTAGGGGGTTGGGAACGCGTTA